TGAAAGAGTTTATAGATTCTAACGCTAGGGTTAATCCAGATATGCTGCATCATGTTTATGAATGGAATCAGACAGGTAGCCCTAGTGCAAGATTATATGATATATCATATACAACAAGTAATCTAGGTTTGTCATTTAGGTCTTCGTTTCGTCAATCTACCTCAATAAAAAATGGGTCTAGGACTCCGTTTTATGATAAAGCAAGAATCATGGAAGAAGGCATTCCAGTTACGATTAGACCAAGAGTGGCACAAGTCTTGGTATTTGAAGATAACGGAGAAACAGTGTTTACAAAAAATGAAGTAAGGGTAGATAATCCTGGAGGAACAGAAGTCCAAGGTGGATTTGAAAAGGTATTTGATATGTTCTTTAATAGATATTTTTCTCAAGCATTTTTAAGAGTAAGCGGTATTGCTAGATATCTTGAGAATCCAATAGTATATAGAAAAGATATGGCAGCAGGCAAAAAACTGGGCAGGTCTAAAGGTTTGTCAACAGGCTACCGCTGGATTGCTAACGCAGGAGTTGGTATTCAGTGAGTGTAGTTATTGATCATCCGCCATCATTTATAAATGCGTTTTTACAACAAAAACTTGGACCAGACTTTGGGGCAATCCCTATGTTCCCAACAGTTCCAACAGATATGGCTGGATTGGCTCAAGAGTTTTCCATAAACAATCTAACAGAAGGAACTCCTGGAGTATTTGTGTTTAATGGTAATGCTGCAATATATGATAGAATGTTTAAAATGAGAAGAATGCCATTTCCACATATCAAGTGTGAGCAATTACTTTATTATTTTAATGCTTTAGAAGAAAATGCTGTTCCAAATTTAATTAGAATAACTCAAAAGATTCAAGACCTTTTAGATCGTGGCGATGAGTCAGCAGAAGACATCAATGAATGGATATTATCAAACCTATCCATAGAAACAGAGCCAGTTACTTTGCGACCAAAAGCCACAATCCCTGGACACGGAACATTCTATGTGCCATATTTCCATAACTTTAAAATATACCAGTTGGAAGAAACAAGAGATATTATTGATTTTGGCACAGCCCGCACCTATGCGGGGAATAAGATGATCATAGACTATGACTGGCATGCTGTATACCCAGACCTAATACCCTAATAAAAAGGCTGTATAATTATGGTGAGGAAACAAACCCCCTTTTAATAAAATGAAAGAGGTGAGAATATATGGCATACAGCCGTGGTTCAAGTAGTAACATTATCGTAGGTGCAGCAGCACTATTTACGCATAATGCAGGTCCAATCGGATACAACTCATCAACTGGAAAGATTACTGACGCACAAGCGTTACTAGATCTTCCAGCAATGACCGCATCCGCCACATCCTACAAGGAAACTTTGTCACTCGATGACGAAAATTACACAAACGTAGGTTATACATCGAACGGTTTGGAACTCGCATTCCAGCCAGATTTCGGTGAAGTAGCAGTAGATCAACTTCTCGACGTTGCTCGTCTATTCAAGCAAGGTATGACAGTTAATCTAAATACATCGTTCGCAGAGGCAACATTAGAAAATCTTCTAGTTGCAATTGCAGCAGATGATACAGACCTAGTATCAGCATCAGGACTCTCAACATTGAAGATGTCCGCAGGTGATATTGGTGACGTTCCACTAGAGCGTGGACTAGTAGCAGTAGGACCAGGATCTGGTTCTTCAGCAACTCCAAAGGAAAGAATCTATGTTGCATATCGTGCACTCTCAATTGAGAATGTTACAGTATCAGCAAAGCGTGATGAGGCTTCAATGTTTGAAGTATCATTCCGTCTCCTTCCAAACGATGACGCATCATACGGTAAAATCGTAGATCGTTCACTCGACTAATACAACTTAATAGGACTAGCCCAGACTCACAAGGTCTGGGCTTTTCCATTTGGTATACTTATATAATGGCAACAAGCGTATATGAAAAGAAAAGTTTTTCTCTGATTGATGGAACAATAGTTGAGGCTGCTCCACTTAAAATAAAATATCTTAGAGAATTTTTAACAAAATTTGAAACAATAAAATTAGCAAAAACAGATGATGAATCAATATCTATCTTGGTTCTTTGTGCCCTTGTAGCAATGAAGCAATATGCTCCATATATAAAAACTATAGATGACCTTGAAGACAATTTAGACTTACCAACAATATATGAGGTTATCGATATTGCAGCAGGAATTAAGATTAATCAAAAATCAGAAGAGCCAGTAAAGTCTCAAGCCGTAGATAGTGGATCTTCCTGGGAGACTTTGGATTTAGCAAAATTAGAAGCAGAGGCGTTTTTGATTGGCATTTGGAAAGACTATGAGGAATTAGAACAATCTTTGTCAATGCCAGAACTAACTGCAACGATTAAGGCTAAAAGAGATTTAGATTATAGTGATAAAAAATTTGCTGCTGCTATGCAGGGTGTTGATCTTGATAAAAATTCAGGGAATAGTAATGAATGGGAAGATATGAAGGCTAGGGTATTTAGTAAAGGTGCAGCAGAAAATGGAAATGATATCCTTGCACTTCAGGGTAAAAATGCAGAAAGGGCTGGTTTTGGAATAGGAATGGGCCTAACCTATGAGGTTATAGAATAGCAAAAAAAATAGACTCCGCTATGGTATAATTAACTTTAACCTTATAAGGAGGAATAAATGGCAACTGCCACGGAAGAAAAGACAGTAACTCTCATCGATGGAACAAAGATCAAGGTAAGACCATTAAAGATCTCACTACTTCGTCCGTTTATGAAGAAGTTTGAAGATATCGCCAAAGTAGCGGAAGACAATGAAAAGTCAATGACTCTACTTATGGAGTGTGTACAAATCGCAATGCAACAATACAAGCCAGAGTTGGCGGAAGACAAGGAAGCCCTAGAAGAAAATATAGATCTTCCTACAGTATATAAGATTGTCGAAGAGGCATCTGGAATTAGACTTTCAGACGCAACTCTACTTGGTAATCTTGTAAATAACTAAATAAAGAGGTGTTGATGGATGGCTGATGTTCAATCCAATATTCATGTAAATATTGATACGTCAGATGCTTTAGCAAGTTTAAAACTTCTACAGCGTCAAATATCAGCCTTCCACACACAGATGTCAAAGTCTGGCGCAGCAGCGTCAGCGGTAGCAGCAAATCAAGCACAAAACTTGATGAACAGCATAAATGCTACTGGACAATTCCAAGCAGCCATGAGAACGGTTGCTACAAGCACAGAGCACTTTACTAATGCTTTAGAAAAAAATAAACTATCCTCCAGAGAATATTTTAGATATACTGGAGCAGCCACTAAAACTTTCGGTAGGCTTTTTAAGTCTGAATTTGAAACAATAAATAAAGTTGCACGAGAGCGTGTAAAAGATATCCAGACCCAGTATATAAAGATGGGTCGTGGGGCAAATGGAGCCCTTCAAGCCATTGCTGTAAGACCGCTTACGCTGGACATGAAAAATCTTGCTACACAAACACAGATTGCAGCACAGCGTCAGCAATTATTAAATCAATTACTAAAGCAGGGCTCAACAAATCTATTAAATTTTGGTAAGAATACGCAGTGGGCTGGTCGCCAGTTAATGGTTGGTTTTACAGTTCCGCTTATGCTTCTTGGATCTACTGCTGCAAAAACCTTCATGAAACTTGAAGAACAAGCAATTAGGTTTAAGCGTGTTTATGGTGAAATGTTTACTACGCAAGAAGAAACTGACGCAATGGTTAAGCAGATACAGACACTTGCAAAAGAATATACTAAGTATGGCGTTGCGGTAGAAAAAACCATGGAGATGGCAGCAAATGCTGCAGCAATGGGTAAGATGGGCGCAGAACTTACTGCACAAGTTACCGAAGCAACAAGACTTGCTGTTCTTGGTGGTGTTGAACAGGAGCAGGCACTTGAGACAACTATTTCTGTTACAAATGCATTTGGTGTAGCAGCAGAAGATTTAGCAAAAAAGATTGACTTCCTTAACGCAGTTGAAAACCAAACTGTTGTATCTATTGAAGACTTAACAGTTGCAATTCCAAAGGCTGGACCAGTGGTTCAACAATTGGGCGGAGATGTTGAAGATCTTGCATTCTTCCTGACAGCAATGAAGGAAGGTGGTATTAATGCATCAGAAGGCGCTAACGCACTTAAGTCTGGTTTAGCATCATTAATCAATCCATCTGAAAAAGCATCTAAGATGCTCGCAGGGCTTGGCATAAATATTAAAGGTATTGTTGAAGCAAATAAAGGAGATGTTGCAGCAACTGTTGTAGGGTTTTCACAAGCCTTAGATACACTAGATCCGCTTAATCGTGCAAGAGCAATTGAGCAATTGTTTGGAAAGTTCCAGTTTTCAAGACTTTCAACACTATTTAAGAACGTAACTGCAGAGGGCTCTCAGGCAGCCAGAGTTTTGGGATTAACAAAAGCAACAACAGAAGAGTTAGCAATTCTGTCACAGCGAGAATTGGACAAGATAGAAAATACAACAACATATAAGTTTAAAAAGTCTATAGAAGATCTTAAGGTAACACTTGCACCAGTTGGAGAGCAGTTCTTAAAGGCTCTTACTCCAATTGTAGAATTTGCATCTAAGATTTTAGATAAATTTAATAACCTGGGAGAAGGAAGTAAAAAGTTTTTAACTATTCTCACCGTAGCGCTAGGAGCAATTGGACCGATTGCTCTTATGACATTCGGTCTGTTGGCTAACGGACTTGCAAATATAATTAAGTTATTTGCAACAATGAAAACCTCGTTTAACCGTGCTGGCTCATCAACACAGATACTTGGTAACCAAACAGACTATTTAACTCAACAACAACTTGAGGCATCTGCAGTAGCGGCATCATTAGATCAAGTTCACCAAAAACTTAGACAAACCTTTACCTCTGAAACTGCAGCAGTAAATGCACTTGCAGCAGCATATCAAAGGGCAATCGCTTCACAATTAGGATTTACTGGACCAGTAGGTAGAGGTGGAAAAGGTGGCGGTATCCCACAAAGTAGAAGATACTCAACAGGCGTTGAAAGAGTTCCAGGACCAATGGGTGCAGGCGATATTGTCCCAGCATTGCTATCTCCTGGCGAAGCAGTTATTCCTGCACAAGCAGCACAAGATCCAGCAAATAGACCAGTTATTACTTCTTTAATTAATGATGGAACGGCTGTTCCTAAAACTAAAAAGAAAAGAACTAAACCAGATACAGTTTTTGCACATGCAACCAAACCACAGCAAATGCAAACAAGAAATATTTCTGATCAGTTTGGAGATATACGAACAAGCCTTGGGGCAAGAGGAATTGAAAGAGCATTAGGATATCGTGGACTTGGGTTTGACATTCCAGAAGAAGTTCACAAGAAACTTACAAATAATGCTTTAGATGTAAGAGAATACGAGGCAGAAATAAGAAAGGCTCGTGCTGTAGAAACAATGACTTCTCAGTTAATGAAGCCACCTTCTAATTTAACCGCAGACGAGGCTTCAAGAGTAACAAACAAGATTCGTAAAAACTTAATATTGTCTTTGCAAAACCTTCCAGATGGAACAAAAATAGGTGACAGAGTAATATACTCACGAATGGGTAATCTTAAAACAGGTGTAATGGGTGGTCTTGCAAGAGACCCAAGAATTGCACCAGCAATTGAAAAGATATACTCTGTTGCTGGCATCGGCGCTGCATCTGCTTCAACTATAAAGTATGACGCAAAGAAAATGGCTGTTGAAGATCTTATCAAAAATATAAGAACTTATGCTCCAAACACTAACCCATCTGTTGTTTCTGCAATAGAGGATCTTGCTAAAAAAGCCCCAGGAATAATGCTTGATGTTAAGCGAGATGGTGACAAGGTTGTTGCATACGAAAGACCAGAAGTTAGTGGAAAGAAGAAGTCTAAAAATCCAAATGACTGGACATTAACAGATAAAAGAAATAATGGTTCTTTAGTACAGGATAAAAACGGAAACTGGGTATTTAAAACTGGAAGATCTGGTGGAGACACTGGTGCAGTAAAGATTGGCGGTACTGCAGGGAAAAAACTTCTTGAAAAAGCAAGAGCAGCACTACAAGGCTTAACCGCAGAAGACATTGATGGCAGACCAATTACCACATATGGCAAGCAACTTGAAAAGGGTACTGGATACAGCAATGTTGCTGCTCGTGATGCCTCTGGAGTGTTCCTAACAGAAGACGGCAAAAAAGTTTATGTAAAGCCAATGCCTGATTTGCGAGCAGCGCTTGCAGAGCAAAGAGCAACAATAATAGCAAGAGATGTTCATGGGCTTGAGGCTCCAAAGCAAGAACTTAGAGTTATTAAGGATCCATACACTGGAAAAACAATGTTTGCTCTTGAGTCTGCCTATGATCCAAAGTTTACTCCAAAAGAATTGTCAGGCAATTTTAGCAGGGAACAATATTTTAGACAACTAGTTGCAGCAAATCTTCGTGGTGATGACGACCTAAAGAAAGGAAACTTAGGCGGAAATAGGTTGGTAGATGTTGGCAAGGCTGGTGTACTAGATAGAGCATCTGGAGCAAGAGGTTATGCAGAAAGAATGCCATCAATGCTTGAAATGGCAGAAAAGAATTTAAGTGGAGTTAAAGGCCCAGCAGCAGGAAAGTCTCCGTTCTGGTTTGGAAATGCAACGGCAGACATTGCAAAGAATATGACTCCTGATGAATACCATAAAGCAATGATTGCTGAAATTGATAGAACATTACCAAAACTAAAAGAAACAATAGCAAAATTTAATCTTGGACCAGAAGATCAAAAATACTATCAGGCAATGATAGACAGGCTTGAAGAAGGCAAAAAGGTTAACTGGAGACTCGTACACGCAAAGCATAACGCTATTCTAGTAAAGCCAGATGAATTGGTTGAAGATGAAGATGGAAAAACAGAAAAGCCAAAAACAAGAAGAAAAACTAGAGGCGTTAAGTCAGGTAGTCCAAAAGATACAAGAGAAATGAATAAGCCCAAAAAGGGCAAGAGAATCGTTCAAGGTCCTAGAGGTGTAAGAGTTCCTGGTTTTGCAGATGCTCCAGAATCAAGCAGTGCAATAGGTTCATCAATAGTTGCTGGAGCAAGATCTTCTATAGCAGAGGCTAAGTCAACAGGACAAAAGATTGGTCTAACTATTTCACAGTCTGCTGCAGCAGCGTCTAGAACTGCTCTATACGGAACAGGGCCAATAGATGCTAACCAAAAATCTCTTCGTCGTAAACTAAAAAAGTTAGAAAGAGATAACAAGAGACTAAGTAAGATAGCAGCACAGGCTCCAGTTCCTCAGCCAGTGGTTGCTGCAAACATGGCACAAGATGGAGAAAAAATGACCCCATCTGGAAGAATTAAGTCTTATATTCAAAAGCGAGAAGGCAAGAGGACCGCAAGAGTCGCAGCAGGCAAGGGGCCAGGAATGGGTGTTGGTGGCGCAGCCATGGCTGCTTCTGGTATTGCAATGCTAGGATCAATGGCTCCAGGAAAAGTCGGGGAGATATCTCAAAAAATAATGATGCCTTTGATGGGTCTTTCAATGATTTTGCCTATGCTAAAGAGCCCAGTAATGGCAGTAATTGCAGGGCTTACAGCAACAGTTGGAGCATTTATTGCATTAAGAATGGCATTTAATAGTGCTCAAGAAAAGGTTTTGCAAGAAGCAGAAAAGTTTAGAGGATCATCTTCTGCTATTCAAAGTATCGCAAAGTTTGGCGGTAAAGTAACTGCATCAGAACAAATGGATCTAAGAAGAAAGAATTCATTCTCAATGCTAGGTCCAGCAACAGGCAAAACAACATACGGCGAGGCTTTTACTCAAACAAAAGAAGGAAAGGCTTTAACTGAAAACATAGCAAAACAAAATGCAGCAGGCAGGGGTGGTCAAGCAGTTTCTGATTTAACAAGTCAACTTTCAACTGCAGTAATGTCTGGAGCAATGGATGTAAATCAGGCAAAAAGTCTTGCAATGAATGTTGCTAAAGAAGCAGGGGATATGTCTATAGGCCTTAAAGTTATTGCACAAATGGAAAAAGTTCTTGGACCAAACGGAGAGGATTTAGATAAAAACCCTCTTGAAGTTAGAACAAGAATGATTGCCGAAAATCAAAAGAGAATGCAGTCAAACATGTCAAACATTGAAAATGCTGGCATGATTACTAAACTTGCTGGACAAAAAACAATGCAAAAGGTAGGCATAGGCGCATCTGCTGCAGGTGGCGCAGCGATAGGAGCAACACTTGGTGCTGCTCTTGGAAGCGTTGTCCCAGTTCTTGGAAATGCTGTTGGAGCAATAATTGGTGGCGGTATCGGTGCTGCAGCAGGAGCAATTGGTGGATATTTTGCCTCAAAGAAATTTACTCAACAATCTGCACAACTTGGAGCGGCATATGCAGTAGATGCTAAAATTGCAATGGAGCAAAATAAGCAAATGCTAGATTCATTTGATTTGTATATGGAAAAGAAAGTTGAAGAGTTAAGACTTCAAGGAAAAATTAATGAAGCAAATGAATTGCAAGAAAAGTTAATTGATAAAAGAAATGATTTAACAGCAGCACAAAGAGTTATTCAAGAAGATATTGTTTCTCAGTACAACAGTGCTGGAGGAATGCAAGAGTCAATGATGAGTGGAATGAAAAAGGCTGCTAAGGCTAGATATAAAGATAACCCAAATGAAATTGCTTACATGGATGTTGTTGGTGCACAGGCAGGACAACTTCGTAAAGATGGCGCAATAGATAAAGGTCAAGAATTTTTAATTCAGGCAAAAATGGCAAGTGGCGATATTCCTCCATCAGTTTTTAGACAACTTCTTCAGATGGCAACAGATAACAAAGACATTGCTCCAAAGATGATGAATATTATAACAAAGTTTAGTGGTGCTACATCTGAATCAATTGGTGTTGCTGCTCAAAATATTCTTAACGCTAAGGGAGATATTGACAAAACAGTACAGGCACAATTTATTACTAAAGTTTCAGCATTTGAAGAAGATTCAGACGCACTAGACTTTGCTAAAAATATGATTAAGTTAAACAATTTAAACGCAGTTATACCGTCTAATGTTTTGGTTAAATACTACACAGAAAATGATGCAGCCTATCAACAACTAAACACAATGCTTGACGCCATTGAAGGCAAAAAAGATTTAACAGCAACCATGGTGTACGAAATTATTCCACAGGTTAAAGGAACTAATGCATTTAATGAAGATTACTTTAAAACTTTAACAGAAGACCAGCAAAAGGTGTATACAACTACAATTGCTTCTGTCATCAATGTTCCAGACCCACAGATTGTTGCAACAGATGACTATCAGACATGGCTAAAAGAAAATACAGTAATTGAGGGACGAACATACGGTGGAGCACAGTACAAAGGATTGTCTCAGGCTGCACTAATTGCACATTATAAAGAGCAGCAAGGCTTTAAGGCTGTTACAGAGGGGGCATCTATAACTGCAAATGCGCCAGCACCTGGAGCAAATAAAGGAAGTGGAAATAAGCCAAAGTCATCTCCATTAGATGATCTTTTAAAACGCCTAAGAGATGTTCGTAAAAATCAAATCAAGGTTACAGAAGGTTTTGATGCCTCATTCAAGTCTCTAAATAAACTATTTGGTGGAAAGAAAACTATTGAAATTTTTAGCGGTATTGAAAACGATATGAGAAAACTAGGAGCAGGAGAAGACCTGATTGAACTCATAGTCGGAATGGATCCTAAAGAATATGAAAAGCAGAAGGGTAAGTTGTTTGAGTTTGACAAAAAAGGAAATATTATAAAAATAAAAGATGGTGCAAAGAGCATTGGAGATGCACTACAGTCTGTTAAACTTGGAGAATTTGTTAGTGAGCAGCAAAAAATGGCCAACCAAATAGGCAATCAAACTGCAGCACTTAAGAGATTGCAGGCAGCAGGTATAGAGGGTTCTGTTGCTCTAGAAGCAGTAGCAGATGCCACATTTGCAGCAGCAATTGCCAATAAAAAGTTGTCTGATGAACAAATAAAAAAGATAACCAAGGCATGGAATAAATCAACTAAGGCCAAAAGAGAATATGCCGCTGTAGAGGCTGGTATACAAGAAGAGCAAGAGTTGAAAGATAGAGCAAACTTATTAACAAAAATCACTGGAGCATTTGAAAGTTTGACACAAGAACAACTCCAGGCAGTTATGGACAGTTCTGCACTACAAGGTTTATTAATTAATTTTGGTATAGACAATAAAGATTTTAAAGATTTGCTTCAGAAGGCAGTAGATAAAGCAAGGGTTGAATTAAAACTTAAGCAAGTAACTATTGAAGGAATGCAAGATATATTTGATACTGGATATAGCAATGCAATGGAAGCGTTTGATGTAGAAGAAACAAGGCTAAGATTTAAGTTTGATGATGAAAATAAAAAATTAAAAGATGAAATTAAAAAGGCTGAAGAACTAATTGCCGTAAAACAAGAACAGATCAGAATACAGGAAATAGGCTTAAAAGAAATTGAAGACCAAGAGGCCAAGGTAAATGAAAAATATGATGAAAGATTAAAGGCTCTTGATGAAGTTGAAAAAGCAAATGCCTCAATATCGCAGCAACAGAAAGGTCAACTAACTCTTGCTGAGGCTTTGACATCTGGAGACATTGCTGCTGCTGCTCGTGCTGCACAAGAAATGAGAGCGCAGTCTGCAGCCGATGCTGTAACAAAACAAAGAGATGCCTTAGAAAAGTCAAGAGAGTACGAACTGTCACAACTAAGATCTAAAGACGGCAGAAGTAGAATTGAAATTGAGGGAAGGATTAAAGAACTTCAAGACGAAATTTATGATATTGAACAAAAGAGTCTTGAGCCAAACAGAGAGACATTAAGACTTAACGAACTTGCTTTAGAAAAAGCGATTGAGGGAATTACTGTATTAGGAAAAACAAGAGATGCGTGGGAAAGAATTAAAAATGAGGTTGATCTTGCAAGAGTTAGTTCCGCACAATTCGTTAAGCAAATGCAAGATGCTCTTAATATTGTTAATGCTTTGATTGCTGCCTATAAGAATCAAACAGTAAATACAGATCCAATCATTCCCGCTGGAGAGTATGAAGGTCCAGGTGTTACTACATGTCCTCCAGGATTTAAACTAGTTAATGGTAACTGCGTTAAGAGTGATGCCGAAACAGTATGTCCTACAGGATACAAAATGGTAAATGGAAACTGTGTTAAGGATGAGACAGGTGCAAAACCATGTCCTACAGGATTCAGCATGGTAAATGGAAACTGTGTTCAGGATGATAAGGGAACAACAACTACAACACCACAAGGGCCATGTGGACCTTCAAGACCATATTACAATTATTACACAGGTGAATGTGTGGCAAGTCAAGCAGACATCAAGCCTAGGGGTGTGAACACGACAAATACTGGCGGTGCGACCACAAATAATAATAGTGGCAGTACAGGATCTTCAACTGCTGATGCACTTAACTATGGTCTTAATACTGGCGGATCAACTGCAGCGCTTCATTTAGAAGACTTGCAAAGATTGGCTAATGCTGTTACAGTAGCAAATATTACTAAGAATGCTGGACAAACTGCAGGAAGCCATGTTAATGATTTATTAAATATGAAGGATAGAGCAGATGCCTTTAATAAAGAAATTGTTAATGCAAATATTAAAAAGATGGGCGCCACTCCATATGCCCATTTAGACGAACTAACAAATACTCCAGCACAAAAAGCAGCCTCCGCAGCAGCATTTTCTGCAGAGGTAAAGGCAGCAAATGCTAAAAAGGCTGCAGAAGAAGCAGCAAAGAAAAAGGCTGCAGCAGATATTAAGAAGTTTGGTGGCAATGCCATAGCAGCATCGCAGTTTGCAAACTGGAAAGCCATGGGTGGCTTAATTCAAAGATTTGCAATGGGTGGATTTGCTAGGGGTACTGATACAGTTCCAGCAATGTTAACTCCAGGCGAGTTTATTATGAGTAAATATGCTGTTGATTCGTATGGGCTAGATACAATGAGAAAAATAAATAACGGAGAATTGTCTAGCGGTTCAGTGTATAATAATACATATACCTTAACAGTTAATGCTAAGACTGATGCAAATCCAGATGAAATTGCACAAGCAGTAATGGCAACAATCAAGAGGGTTGATGATAGAAGAATTAGGGGGGTGGCTATAGGTGGCAGAAGGTGATGTAGATCCAAGGCTGTTGTATGTCAATGGTCGTAAAAAATATAACAGACCAAGCGGTATGCTGTGGTCTGAAAATTCTGGTACACTCGTAGAAGACCCTGCAAGCATAACAACCCCAAAGAAAAAACTGTATGTCCCAATTGGTTTTGAGGTTGGTACTGATCCAGAAAGCATAGAGGATGAATCTCTTGTTGACCAGTTTTTATTTTTAACTGATGACAACAGACAGCCTATTGATATTAAGACAGAGCGAATTGAAAAGCGGGAGCGAATGATTAATGGCCGAATGAGGTCATATCACATTGCAGACAAGATTACAATAAGCACTAGTTGGGACATGATTCCATCTAGGTCTCATGAGGATTTTCCAAATTTTAATTCAGCAACTGGGTTGTCTCCACATAAAGCATACACAACAGACGGAGGCGCAGGAGCAGCAGACATGTTAGAGTGGTATGACTCACACAAGGGATCATTTTGGGTATTTCTTACATATGATAGAAAAGGAATATTCAAGGGTACGCCAGAGCCGTATAAGCATCTCCAGCAATATAATCAACTAGTTGAAATGTTTATTAGTGATTTTTCATATTCGGTTGAAAAAAGAGGAACCAAGTTTGATTACTGGAATGTTTCTGTAACACTGGAAGAGGTATAATGTTTGAAGACAAAGACCTGCAGACATTTCTGGAGACATCTCCAACTATTAGAAATAAGTCGGTAATTACTGCAGAATGGAATATGAATATACCAACAAATATAAAACATGTTGGTAATTATAGATATAGGCCAACCCAAACTTCAACACCAAACCCAATAAGTTCGGTATGGACCATTACCCCAGGGGCTTTTTGTTCCCCTGCTGGAGCAATAGGCAAATCTTCTTCAGGTGCGACTTATGAGTGTAAGATTTCTGACACGGACACTCGAAATCGATGGAGGGTGAGTACAGAACAACCATCTTCTATATACTCTTCTTTACCTACAAGTTTTGATATTAATGATGCTGGAAACTTTTATACTGGGGCAACAGATGCAGATGTTGCAGTCGATGGATCATTTGATAATAATGATGTGCCAACAATATTTTTAACTAAAAAAGAAAAACTTCAAACGCTATACTCTCTAGAGGATTGTTTTAATCAGTTCAGACCTAGATCTGGAATTAATAAAGCAGTGTTTCTTGAAAATGGAAAACTACACCACCCTAATTTATTTATGGCAGACAGACCAAGATATTACATGCCAGATAAAAATGATATATTTAAATATTGGACATCCTATAGAACTGAGGGTGGACAAGAATATGGGATTGCTTCTAAGGTAAGAGGGCCTCAGTATGACATTGAAGACGCTTGTCCATTTGTTGTTTATAAAGAAAAAATTCCTACAAATAGGATTGTTATTAAGATGCAAACGCATACGGGTACAGAAAATCTTGGTCCTTTTTCATCCTCTACAGGGTCTTTTGCTGATCCATTTTTTGGAGAGTTAAATCAAAAAACTCCTAGCAAGTGGAAGATTCAAGTTTTAAAAGATAATAATTGGCAAGACCTTATATCTTTTGATCCATCAAAAAGAAGAAGAGATGGCTCTTCAATTATTAAAAGTGATGGATATGTTGAAATTGCTTATGGACTAATTGTTCCAGATGAGTGGAGAGATAATTTTGTATTTGCAGAAACATATCCAACTGAACTATTTTTACCAAAAGAGTCGGTAATTGGATATGCGTACCTTATTAAAGAAAATGAAAATGACATTGGAGAATATCACATTTGGAACGGTCAAGATTATACAATTATTAGACCAAAATATGGGTGGTATGTTCAAGATGAAACTGTAGATAGGCTAACCAACTTTGTTGTAGACGCAACAGATCCAAGTAAATTTTTAAGAACATTAGATGGTAAGGTTCAATATAGGGAGTTTGAATATATTTCTGGAATAAGAATTGTAGTTGATACAATGAATGTGAAAGACTCAACATTTGATCTGATAGAAATGTCTCCCCGACTTGTAATGAATATATCAGATAAGACATTGGATTATTCAATAAATAAAAGTGCATCTGACCTTGGAGTTAGCGGTTTGCCAGTTGGACAACTCGTTGCTTCAAATGGATCAATAAATATATTTGATTATGATCAAGCCTTTAATGAAAACAATTATTCTAGCATTGTTCATAAATATACAGATAGACATATACAGTTTAAGTTTTATGAAGTTATAGTTGATGTCAATGGTTGGGATTATTGGGTTCCAATAAAAACACTATACTCTGACTCATTTCCAAAGTCTGATGTTGTGAGCAAAAGAGTTTCAATATCACTAAGAGATCTATATTGGTATTTAGAATCAATGACAGCGCCACAAATATTAATGACTGAAGTTTCTGTTAGTTCCGCAGTTTCTCTTTTGCTTGACTATATTGGATTTTCTAACTATACTTTTAAAAGAGTAGCCAATGAAAAAGAAGTAATAATTCCATATTTTTTCATTCCTCCAGACAGAAGCGTTGCAGAAATTCTTCAAGACATAGCAGTTTCTACACAAACGGCAATGTTTTTTGATGAATATAATAATTTTGTTATGATGAGCAAAAACTACATAATGCCAACCAAAGAGCAAAGGCCGACAACCTTTGCACTTAAAGGAACAAATGATTTATTTGAAGATAGAGAAATTACAAATAAAACTTTGGAAAAGTCTAAACTTGCAAACATTATTTCTGTTTCTGCTCAGTCTAACATTGTATATAATGATGGAGTAATTAACTATACTCCAAGACATATTCAAAGATCAATAGGGTCTATCAAACAGGCCAGCCTTTTAGATGAAGAAAGATATTACACATACAAGCCAGCGCTACTCTGGGAGGTTTCTGGAACTGAGAATACAAAGTCTTTGAATAATGAGATTGGAACCCAATCTTCTTATCTTCTTACAGCAATTCCGCTAAATGCAAACCTTTCTGCAGATGTTCCTGTTGTAAAAAATAATGTTGTTATAAATAATACTTTTAGTTTAGGCGAAGCAGTATTTTGGATTGCTAGATATAATGGGTACTTTTATTCTCAAGGAGAAATTATAAAGTACGATGCCGTTCAGCACAATGTTACTGGATTTGGAAATGTCTGGATAACTTCTATTGAAGATTATCAGTACTATTTTGCTAAACTGCCTTTTAATGGAAAAATATATCCAACAGGTCTAGTAAGAATTTACTCAGAGCCAAAGTATTTTGAGCAGGGTGGCGTAATAAAACTTCAAAATGGTCCAGTAGTAAAGCATGGTCGTGGTCAATTTGGAACAAATGTGGTAGAGCACACTGCTGGTATATCTGATTATTGGAAGTCTGACGACAATGTTAAAGGATGCTATATGTCCTCTGAATATCTTTTTGATAACAAAACCCCAATTCCTGCAACAACAGTTTCTTCTGCAGGCAAAACAACAGACACAGGCGTATCTGCTGATGCCATAGGAAGAACTTCTACAAGAACTGGTCTTATAAAAAACTTTTTCTCTACAACACTTACTGGAGAAATAACAACACAAACCCAGCAACAGCCTGGATCAATTCAGTCTTCTGCTTTATCCTTAACTGGTCCAAATTTTACAACAAAGGAAAAACCAAGAAACTTTATTTCTTATGTTCACAAATCTTTAGAAAATAAAAAATATAAACATTTTGGAACAAGAATGAGAATTGTTGGCAAGATAGAAAATAATCAAGATAGAGGACAAACCTCCAACGGATCTTCAACATATTTTGTAGTGAATGGAACTACGCCAGATAAAAATATTAATATCTCTGGGGGTTCTGCAGGCATCGCCATAATGCTTAATCCTATTACAAACGTTGGCTACTATTTTGAGATAGCAGCGCTAGGATTGGGCAAACTATCAGACACAGAAAAACAAGGCGTTAGCAATGTGTTTTTTTATAAAATAAAGTCTAATAATGGATCTGCAGTTCCCGTTAAACTTTGGGATGGTTTGGGACAAATCACAGTAGATGACGGAAAGTTTACAGGCCAATCAAGAAGTTTTGCTGAAGAAAATCCGACGGTATATGACTTAGCAGTAGAATATGAGGATATAGGAACAACTAGAAGATTTTATTTATATTTAAATGGAGTAGTTATAAAGACAGTAGACGATATAGACCCACTTCCAGCATACTCAAGTATGGCATTATTTACTAGAGGATCATCAAGAGCAATGTTTGAAAATGTGTATGCACTATGTAACAACTATGCACAGAACACATCATTTAAACTTGGTGCCCCTGTTAATTCTGTTTTTGGAGATACGGAGATTGATGCTAACGAGTCGTTTAGAAAATATTCAATTAGTGGTTTAATACAAAATACTTATTTAACTGGTATTAGTTCTTCTGAGCCACCAAAATATGATATCTACTTTGAAGAGTTTGGAAGCATTATGAGAGAGTTGGCAGCATTTAATTTTAAATACGATAAAGCATATCCAGCACTTAGTGCAAAAATTTCTCCAACATTTAATAAAATGAAAGGTTATGCAGTATCTGGTTTTAGAGCAGGGTCCTACGGAGCAGAGTTTTTAATTTTTAATACAACCGATGCACCTTTGTCATTAGATGAAACTAGCGGAAACTATTTGAGAATTCAGGGAATTACATTTACTCAACAGTCTGATAACAATCTTACAGTTGATGAATATTTTAACAAGAACAGTCTTGTTTCTAATCCACAGTTTGTTGCAGATAAACTTATATCAAATCCATATAAATTTAAACAAGACTATCAGGATATTAAACTTAGCAGAATGACCTACGGTAAAAAAGATTTTGCTATAGATACAACATATATACAGTCTCAAGATGAAGCAAACAGTTTAATGGAATGGCTAATTGAAAAAATAGCAAAGCCTAGAAGATCTATTGGGGCTCAAATATTTGCAATTCCAACAATACAACTAGGAGACATCGTTAGCGTAGATTACAAAGAGAACGATATAAGCATGGCGTCAAATCCAAATAATCGATTTGTTGTCTATAATATTGAATTCTCAAGAAGTTCTGACGGTCCTTCAATGACTTTATTTTTAAGTGAGGTGGTTTAATGTCAAGCCCAATTAGTTCTGTAGACCCAATTTATCTTTCTGCTGTAGCAGCAATACCAGAGCCATCCCCAAAAAATAACGATGACGGTGTTAAGATTGCAACGCCAGATTTAATATTATCAAATGACGAAACAATGTCAATAGAGATAATGACTGACTTAATTTTTGAAGATATTGGTGGATACGAACTTGCAACAATTTCTAGACATGACCTAATAAATGGTCAAAAGGTTATATATGCACCAATTAAAAATTTAACAGATTTGTATTTACAGTACAACCCAAATAATGTTTTAAGGCTTCAATCGGCAGATTCTTATTTTAAGTCACTGTCACTTTCTATTTTTGATCGTCTTCCAATATGCGGTACTGGATATGACATAGCACCACCAGTGAGTAATCCAAACGAGCCAGATAAGACCAAATGGATAAAAACGCCAAACTGTAAGTCTATATACATAGATCCAATCACTGGAGACCTTGTAATTAATCTTATAAATATGAAAGAAAATGAGCAGGTAGAAGTAGAAATATTGACCGCTGGAAACATTTTTGATGATACAATATACTATGGGAGCAGCCAATGATAACTAATATAGGAAAAAATCTTTTAGCAAAATACCTTGTTGGGCAGACGCCATCGTATGCGTCCCATATTGCCGTAGGCTGTGGAGCCAAGCCAGTTGTTTCTGATTATACGTTTCCCCCTGAAGAGTTGACAATATTAAAAAATAAAGAGTCTTTAGATTTTGAAATGTTTCGTGCCCCTATTATTTCTAGGGGATTTGTAAATGAAAATGGTTTATCAAAGGTGGTGCTGACAGCAGAACTGCCCACGGAAGAAAGATATGAGATTACTGAGGTTGGCATTTTTTCTGCAGGCTCAAATCCAGTGGCTGGATCATTCGATAGTAGAGTAGTTTATTCTTTTGCAGATACGGATAATTGGCGGTATAGCATTGATGGAGCCTCTCCAATAGACATTCCTGTACAATATAGTCCATTAGACGGAGATAGCAATAATGGAACGATAAATCAAACATCAAAGATTTTTTCTACAAATGCAGACAATAGAGTTTTTACCCAAACAGATAGAGTTAATAGAAACGAAAGATGTAGATTTTTAAATAATATTGTAGCACTTAGGGGTGATTCTTCAAATCTTTTATATGATCAACAGGGGAGCATGGTTAGACTTACTGAGTCAGACTATATAGTTTTAGATAATCCATCGTCAGATTTTAGTAAAAATAGCCCATTGGATGAATTAAGGTTAGCATTTTCTGTTGTTAGCAAGGTGGCAAACTCTTTGACTGTTCCAGACAATGTTAAAATTTTAGTAGAGTTTTCTCATACTGGACCTAATTCAACTGTTCAGCATGCAAAGTTTGTAGTTGACATTGATGATATTAATTATGCACAAGGGACATCAGAAGACAAGCACAACTTTGCAAATAATAGATATATCGTAGCAAAAAGAACATTTCAAGAGTTAGACAAAAGTTTGAGATTTAACTGGCCAGATGTATCCTCTGTAAAAATTTATGCTTGTGTTACTAAAAATAATCTTCCATCGGATTCTTTTTATGTATGCCTAGACGGAATAAGGCTTGAAAACACTACATCAACAAACTCTTTGTACGGTCTAACTGGCTACTCTGTAATTAAAAATGTTCAGGCAAGACCAATTATAAAATCAGCCAACACAACCAATTACATAGAGTTTAGATTTGTATTGGATGTTTAACCATGAGTAAAACTCCAGATAAAGGAATAAAAAATGTTATTATTAAAAAAGATTCTTTGGGAAAGGTTACTGAAAACAATTCTGTTGTTTTAAGATTTAGGATAATATCAGATGATAAAAATAGAAAGTCTGCATATTCTCAAATATTTGTTGCTGAATCTGGAGAAGTTCTTCTTGGTGTTGGAGATATAAATGTTGTTGGAAACACAATAATGGTTAACTGGTCTGCTGGAGAAATATCAACTCAAATACTCTATGATGTTTTTATAGGCTTTGACTCTTCTGTTCCAACATTTAGGGCTTCTACAGGATCTTCAAATTATTCGTTTATTAAAACTGGAACTACATCTGTGCGTGTTGTTGTTCAGGCATCATCCGTTAACCCATCTTTAAATCCTGATTTAAAAATATATGATTCTGGAATAGTCAGTCTGGTATAATTATATTATGGCAATATTACCTTTACCCGAACGGGGGCAGCCTTTAGATGTAACATATCTTTATCAGATAGTTAAGGCACTCAATGATCTTTCCAGTCAAGCGTCTACATCAATATATAAGTATGTTACGGTAGACACCCCAAACTCTGGCAAGCAGAGCGTAAAAACGTCTGAGGCAAGAATTATAGGGGGCTACGTTCAAGTAACTTCTGGCTCATCTCAAACAGCAGGATCTACCCAATCATTTTCATATAGTTTGCCAAGCGAGTTTAAGTTTCCTCCAGTTGTTACTGCAACTCCAATTAATATTGGAAATACAGATGCTGGAAAAGATGTTACGGTTACCCTATTAAGTATTTCAACATCGAAGATTGAAGGAGTTGTAAAGTTTAATGTTGGCGGAGATACTACTGTCGGTGTTAACTTATTGATAGTGGGAATTCCTAATTAATGATTTATTGTAAAAGATGTAAAGGAAGAATGTTTGTCGATAGGCAATATTCACAAATAAATAACTTAGAACTATATTGTATGTCTTGCGGATCGAGAACATTTTTTCATCCGCCTAGTAATTCACAGGAGGGCATGTGGCTGTTAAAAAGGGAACAATTGAGAGCGAAGGTTACAATGTCCTCCCTGTAATTTCAGGGAATAAAAAGGTTTGGTTTTTAAACGGGGACCTTGTTAGAATACATCATTTAAATAAGTCTAATGGGATAATGTCTGTTTATAATATAAATAAAGATAGGATTGAAAGTTGTTTAATTAATGATTTTAAAAAAAATAGAGAACGAGCATACACAGTTGGAGAGACTGCTAATCTAGTTAATCGTCATAAAAAATATATGCCGTCTCTTATGCGTAGAGGAATTATTCCATTTCCAAAAGGATCTCAAAAAGGCGGAGCAAGAGGTTTTCGTGTTAGATCATATTACTCTGAATCGCAAGTAAAAGAGATTCGTGATATACTGGCTACATACCATATTGGTAGACCAAGAAAAGATGGATTAATTACAAATGATATTACGCCCAGCAAGGCTGAGTTGACACGAAGAATGGGCGATGGTATACTTACATATACGAAAACAGAAGATGGACGATTCATTCCTGTATGGAGTGAGTCTATTTAGCGAAGGGTATAAGAATGGAAAATGAACCAACTAAGGTGTCCGTAACTCTAGGATACACTTTAAATCTAGGCAACTTTCAATCACTAAGGTTAGACCTTGGCGTAACTGACTCAAAGCGAGATGGCGAAAATACAGATCAGGCTTTTGAGCGTGTTTATAAGTTTGTTGAAGATAAACTTACAGCAAAAATTCTAGAAGCACAGACTGAAGCAGAAGCAAAGTAATGGCTGAACGCAAAGACCGTATGGCTTTGCTTAGTCGTTATGGTAAGTTGCACACACAGCGATATGAGCAAAAACCGTCTCTTAATCTTAATGTAGAGCAGTGGGCTGCTGATGCACTTATTGAGTCTTACGGAATGATCGGTTGCTATGATTTACTAAATTATTATTTTGGCATCGCTCATTCCCCTTCTTGGAATTATTTTGCATACAACGCAGAAAAAATACTTCAAATAAAATTAGACAAAGAGCGGGACGATGCAGAAAGAGCAGAGCGTAGGATAATGGCAAAGGAGTGGTTAAGTGAATAGCACAGAGTCAAAACTAATAACTGCTGTATTGCAAGATAAACAAATACATGTTCTTCTTCAGGCCAATGTAGAAAATCTTCTTAGAACACATGCAGACATTTGGAACTTCATCAGGCTTTATTTTGAAAACAACTCATCGCTACCGCCAGTTGACTTAGTTAGTGAAAAGTTCAGAGACTTTGACCCAGTTCCAGGGGTGGGTGCAACCAAGCACCATCTTGATGAACTTCAGGGAGAATATTTAAGAGATAGCCTAAAAGATATTTTAAGATCTGCTGCTAGTGATGTTCAGCAGGGTGAGGGTAACAAGGCTTTAGAAAATCTAATAACACAGACCTCAGAGTTAAAAAAGAACACTGCTGCTATCCGTGATATTGATGTTACTGACCTAGAGTCTGCTATCGCATATTTTGAAAATGTCAAGAAACAACAAGCATTAGGTCATATTGGTATAAAGACTGGCCTGCCAGGATTTGATAACTACCTACCCTCTGGAATCATGCCAGGGCAGTTGGGAGTCTTCTTAGCATATCCAGGTATCGGAAAGTCGTGGTTGGCTCTCTATTTCGCTGTACAGGCCTGGAAACAGGGTCGTAGCCCACTAGTCATAAGTCTTGAGATGAGCGAGACAGAGGTCCGTAATCGTGTCTTTACGATTATGGGCGAGGGTCGTTGGTCACATAGAAAGTTAAGCAACGGAGAAGTAGAGTTAGAAATGCTTAAAGATTGGCATGCTAAAAATCTACAGGGTAAGCCAGAGTTTCATATTATCTCAAACGATCAGGGTGGAGAAATTAATCCATCAGTCCTTCGTGGAAAGATCGATCAGTATAAGCCAGACTTTGTAATCGTTGATTACCTTCAGTTAATGGCTCCTAATCAGAAGTCAGATAATGAAACGGTACGAATGAAGAACCTTTCAAGAGAACTCAAACTCATGGCTATTGGCGAAGAGGTTCCTATTATTGCTATCTCCTCTGCTACACCTGACGATGTAAACGATTTGTCTACAGTCCCAACACTGGGTCAAACAGCGTGGTCTAGGCAGATTGCGTATGATGCTGACTGGGTCTTAGCCCTTGGGCGAGGTACAAACAGTGATATTATTGAGTGTGCTTTTAGAAAGAATAGAAATGGCTTTATGGGAGATTTCCTAGTTCAGTGTGATTTTGACAAAGGCTACTATAGGTACAAAGATTTTGAAGATAAGTAGGTATAATATGGTATGCCAAAAAATAAGGAAAACATACCACCAGACTTTTATCATCATAAGTCTTTGAGGAAGTTTTATATTGATGGGGTTATTCAGGACGAGGCTTTAATAGGAAGATTAAAGATAGAATATATAAGATTGCTAGTATCAGAAATGAGGCTGAGTGGATATGTTCCAAGATTTGATATTGACCCAGACTTCACAATAAGGTATAATGAGATAAAAGGATTTTTTGAGTTTGAATTATCTATACACGGAGTTTACGCAGGGAAAAGGAAGAGCGAATGGATAGCAGGAGTAGACGGAACCAATCCAATCAATATACCGCAGAACAAGTCAAGAGAGTCCTTACGGGATCAGGCGTAACAGTTGAATCAGAGTTAGATGCAGACTTTATAATATTTTGTCCATTTCATAATAATCATAGAACACCAGCAGGAGAAGTTCAAAAAAGTAGCGGAATGTTCTTTTGTTTTTCATGTCAAAAATCAGCAGACCTAATAGAACTTGTAATGCATACATCTGGAAGATCGTATTTTGAGGCTGCCAGGTTTATCAAGAGCAAAGAAAAGCAGAGTAATCTTGCTATAGATATTGATCGTGCATTAGTTGAAGAAGAAAAGTATAAGTCTTTTGATGAACTAATTATTAAAAGATTACACAACAACCTTGTTGCTTCTGAAAGACCAAAAAACTATTTTTCATATAGAAAAATATATCCTTCATCATTTTCTAAGTTCTCATTGGGATATTCTGATAAACAAGACATGGTTACTGTTCCAGTTCATAGCCCAGAAGGAATCCCCTTGGGATTTGTTGGTAGATCAGTTGAAGGTAAAGATTTTAAGAATACTCCAGGCTTGCCAAAAAGCAAAACCCTTTTTAACTTGCATCGTGTAAAGAAATCTGATAGAGTATATGTTGTGGAGTCATCATTTGACGCTATCAGGTTAGACCAGTTAGGCATGCCTGCTGTGGCAACACTAGGTGCAAATGTGTCTAGCAAACAAATAGAATTGCTTCAAAAGTATTTCAATAACATTATTGTTATTGCTGATAATGATGAGGCAGGTGGAAACATGAAAGACAGGATAATTGAAAAACTTGGCTCTCGTGTTTCTATAGTTAAACTAAATAAACAATACAAGGATATAGGCGATATGGCTGACAGTGAAATAAAAGATTTAGACTTTTCATTTGACAAATCTATAGAGTCTATGCTAAACTAATACAAACACACAAAGGAGAAAACTATGAGCGTTATTAAGGGACTAAAAAATATCAATGCCCTGCTCGATAAGCCAAAATATGAAAACGACGGACCAAAGATCAAGTGGCTAAAACTTGCTGATGGTCAGTCAGTAAAAATCCGTTTCATTGAAGAACTAGATGAGGACTCTGCTAACTATAACGATAGCCGTGGACTTGCTCTTGTTGTCAAAGAACATGTTAATCCAAAAGACTATAAGCGTCGTGCTGTAGATACTATGGAATCAGAAGGCCGTGACTGGGCTGAAGAAATGCACCGTAAAGATCCAAAGGCTGGATGGCGTGGCCGTCTTCGCTTTTATTGCAATGTCCTAGTCGACGACGGCATTGAGGCACCGTATGTTGCTATCTGGTCAATGGGTATCAGCAAGCAATCATCATTTAATACAATTCGTGAGTATGCCCTAGAAACAGGAAGCATCTCAAATGTAGTTTGGAAGTTGAAGCGTAACGGCCAGGGAACTGAAACAAACTATACACTTATTCCATCAGCACCAGACAAGGAACCATTTGACTGGAAGGGTATCGAGCCATATCCTTTGGAGTCAGCACTTAAGAAGGTTCCTTACGCAGAACAAGAAGCGTTCTACTTGGGCTTTGATGGTCCGTCAGTAACTTCGTCTACCAACACTGATTGGTAAGATGAACTACGTAGGCTTACATGTCCATACCCACTTTAGTCTTTTTGACGGGATTGCTACTCCAGAAGAATTAGTAGACCGAGCAGTTGAACTTGGTATGCCAGCATTGGCTATCACAGATCACGGAACATTGTCTGGGCATCGGGAACTGTACCGAGTTGCAAAAGCAAAGGGCATTAAGCCTATTCTTGGGCTAGAAGGATATATGTGTTCTGATATATCCGATAAGCGTGATAAGAATGAAAGAGAAGGTCAACAAGATCTTGTCTATAATCACATTATCCTTCTAGCCAAGAATAAAATTGGTTTAGAAAATCTAAATAAGATAAGCGAAATAGCATGGACTGATGGCTTCTTTAAAAAGCCTAGGTTTGATTTTAAGATATTAGAAAAATATAAAGAAGGAATTATTGTTTCTTCTGCATGCCCAAGCAGTGTGCTGGTAAAGGCTTTAGAAGAAGAAGAATTTGCACTCGCTAAGAAGTATATTAGTTGGTTTAAAGATAACTTCGGCAGTGATTATTATATTGAGGTTATGCCACACAACGAAGCCCACATAAATAAATACCTTTTGGATTTAGCAGATGAGTTTAACATTAAGGCTATTGTTACTCCAGACTGCCACCATTCTCATCCAGGGCAAAAAGAAATTCAAGAATTTAAACTAATTATGAATACCCATGCCAAACTCTCTAAAGATGTTTCTTATGCTAAGTCGGCAAAGTGTTCTAATATGATGGACAGGCTAGACTTGCTTTATGGTAAAGATAGAGAGATAACATTTAATAAGTTTGATATTCATTTGCTTTCTTATGAAGAGATGAAGGCAGCCATGAAATCCCAGGGTATTGATAGAGAAGATATATACACAAACACATTATCGCTTGCAGACACTGTAGAAGACTATGAAATTCAAGAAGGCTTAAACTTGCTGCCAGTTCAGTACAAGAGTCCAGATAAGGAACTTGCAAAGATTGCTTTGGAAGGTTTGACAGCAAGAGGGTTGTCTGAAAGCAAGCAGTATATAGACAGGCTTAACGAAGAGTTAGAAATTATCAAGGATAAAAAGTTTGCTCCGTACTTCTTGGTTGTTAGCAACATGATTAACTGGGCAAAGAAGGAAGAGATTCTAGTTGGACCTGGTCGTGGGTCATCTGCTGGGTCCTTAGTTTGCTATGCCCTTGGAATTACAGATATAGATCCAATTCAGCACAACCTATTGTTCTTCCGATTTATTAACCCAGACCGTAATGACTTTCCAGATATTGACACAGATATTCAGGACACTAGGCGTGAAGAGGTTAAAGACTATCTTGTAAGACAGTACCGACATGTAGCATCTATTGCAACATTCCTTCAGTTTACTGGTAAAGGAATTGTTAGAGACGTTGCCAGAGTTCTAAACATTCCTTTGTCAGATGTAAACAAGGTTCTAAAGACAGTAGATTCGTGGGATGATTACTGTACATCAAAATCAACATTAGAGTTTCGTGAAAAATATCCAGAGGTAGAAGAATATGGTGAACAACTTCGTGGCCGTATTAGGGGAACTGGTATTCATGCTGCTGGTGTGGTTACTAGTAAGGATCCAATTTTTAGGTATGCGCCGTTGGAAACTCGTTCTTCTCCTGGATCTGATGATCGCATACCAGTGGTCGGTATTGATATGGAAGAGGCTGAAAAGGTTGGCCTTATTAAAATAGATGCATTAGGACTAAAGACTTTGTCTGTTCTAAAAGACACCATTAACATAATTAAAGAGCGTGACGGTAAAAAGATTGACCTTCTTAAAATAGATATGAATGATAAAAATGTTTATCAAATGCTGTCAGATGGATATACAAAGGGCGTGTTCCAGTGTGAAGCAGCACCATACACAAACCTACTAATTAAGATGGGTGTAAAAAATCTAGCAGAACTTGCTGCTTCAAATGCTCTTGTTCGTCCAGGCGCAATGAATACAATTGGAAAAGATTATGTTGATCGTAAACATGGTCGTCAGAATATATCCTATATTCATCAAGTTGTGAAAGAATTTACAGAGGAAACCTATGGTTGTATTCTTTACCAAGAGCAGGTTATGCAGGCTTGCGTACATCTTGGCGGTATGTCTATGTCTGAGGCTGACAAGGTTCGTAAGATCATTGGAAAGAAAAAAGATGCTAAAGAGTTTGACATATTTAAGGATAAGTTTATAGAGGGTGCTTCTCGTTTTATTAGCCCAAACCTTGCTCGTGATCTATGGCATGACTTTGAGGCTCACGCAGGGTATTCATTTAATAAGTCCCATGCAGTAGCGTACTCAACGCTATCATATTGGACAGCATGGCTAAAGTATTATTATCCACTAGAGTTTATGTTTGCACTTCTAAAGAATGAAAAGGATAAAGATGCACGAACTGAATATCTTATTGAAGCGAAAAGAATGGGGATTAGCATTAAACTACCTCACATTAATGATTCGGATATTGATTTTAAAATTGAGGGTAAGGGTATTCGGTTTGGACTCTCGGCAATCAAGTTTATCTCTGATAAGATTGCAGAACGATATATATCGGCACGACCTTTTAAGTCTTACAAAGAACTTGAAGAGTTTACATTCACAAAGGGCAATGGAGTAAACTCTCGTGCACTTCAGGCACTTCGTGTAATTGGTGCAGCAACATTTCCAGATAATCCTAGAAATGATCAAGAGATTAAAGAAAACTTATATGAATATTTAAATCTTCCAGAGTTTAACATTACTATACCTTCTCATTACTACGCTTTTATTCAGGACATTGTTGATTTTGAAGAAAAGGGTTCCTATATATTCATGGGTATGGTAAAATCTATTAAGAGGGGAACAGGATGGTCACGAGTTGAAATTTTGGATAAGACTGGGTCTGTCGGTATATTTGATGATGAAAATACCGCTATTGAGACGGGTCGTTCTTATTTGGTCCTTTGTAACGATAACAGGATTGTATCTTTCATACCGTCTGATGAAATAAAAAGTTCGTCCCATGCGCTGGTTAAATTTTTAGGATATAAACAGTTGCCATACAAAGATGATGAAATGTTTGTTGTTTCTTTTAAGCCTAGAGTTACCAAAGCAGGCAAGAAAATGGCATCATTGACTTTAGCAGATACAAAAAGAGACCTGCACTCAATAACAGTATTTCCAACATCATTTGCAAAAGCATATATGCATATTGAAGAAGGAAAGTATTATAAGTTTGATTTTGGCAAGACTAAAGACGGAACCGTAACATTGGAGGATGTACATGTCAGTTAGTATCGAAGAAGCATTAGCACAGTTAGACCCAAAGTTAAGAAAGAAACTTGGCAGTGGTATTGGTGTAAATTTTGAGTATCAGCCCACCCCTAGTTTTGGACTGAACAAAGCCCTGGGTGGAGGCTTGCCATATGGCAGACAGGTTTTGATTTGGGGAAGTAAGTCTTCTGCAAAGTCTTCCATGTGTTTGCAAATGATTGCCCTTGCACAATCAGAAGGAAAGTTGTGTGCTTGGATTGATTCAGAGATGTCTTATTCTGAAGACTGGGCTCGTAAAATGGGGGTAGATCCAGAAAAATTGATCTACTCACAAGCAAGAACTATCAGCGATATGGTAGATGTGGGTGTGGCTTTAATGAATGCTGGGGTTGATTTAATTGTGGTAGACTCTATTACATCAATGCTTCCTGCAATTTATTTTGAAAAGGACACTGATGAGATGAAGGCTTTGGAAAATACAAAGCAGATTGGAGCAGAGTCTCGTGACTTTAGTAACGCATGGAAAATGCTTAATTATGCAAACAACAAAGTTAAGCCAACTTTGCTTGTTCTTATTTCTCAGTCTCGTAACAATATCAATGCTATGTATACTAGCCAGCAGCCTTCTGGTGGTCAGGCTACTAAGTTTTATTCCTCATGTGTTATTAAACTATTTTCTTCAGAGTCGGACAATCAAGCACTTAAGGGAAAGATTAAAGTCGGAGATAAGTTGATAGAAGAAAAGATTGGAAGAAAAATTAGATGGGAACTTCAATTTTCTAAAACCTCTCCAGGATTTCAATCAGGAGAATACGATTTCTATTTTAGAGGAGACGTATTAGGAGTAGATGCAATTGCTGATCTTGTTGACACAGCAGAGTCTATGGGTTTTGTAGAGCGTACAGGAGCATGGTATATTCTTCCAGACGGAACTAAGATTCAGGGAAGAGAAGGATTTATTAATAGGGTAAGAGAGGATCTTGATCTACAAGATATGATTAAGAATAAAATTAGTGGACAAGTATAGCGTTTACGAAGGAAAGTTTCCTTGTAAGGTTTGTAAAAAAGAAGTAAAAACTATTAGAGTATATCTTGCAACTGGTATGGCGTCTTGGATGTGTTCTGATAAACACTTGTCTGAAGTTCAGTTGTTTAAGGTTGGTTATAAGAAAAGGAAGGTCAATGAGCGAGAAGAGTGAAAGTAAAAGAATAGGTGCCAAGCAGCACAAAAACTCTGGTCGCAATACTAAAAAAGGTGACGCTTCCTGGAAAAATTTTGTTGTAGATTTTAAAGAGGTTGGAAAATCTTTTACATTAAATAAAGAGGTGTGGGCAAAGGCTACCACTGATGCTATAAAGAATGGAAAAGACCCAGCCATAGTTGTGGTTATTGGCGAGGGTAACGCCAAGGTCAGGCTTGCTATAATTGAGATGAGTATTTTAGAACAACTAACGGAGGAATAATGGAGCAACAACAAACAACAATAGATATGGTAAATGGTTTGGCAGAGATTGCAGACTATATGGATGATCAGGAGTTGACAACGGCTCTTACTTTCATTGCTAAGATTATTATAAAGCCAGACATACCACTTAATGTAGCGACGGTAGAGATAGTTAGGCTACAGGCAATTGCAGCAAAAATGTCTCTCAAGGCCACTTGGATGGCAAATGTAGACAAGTCTGATAGAGGTAAAAAGAATCTTTATTACACTGCAGCAGAGTCAATCAACAATCTTGTTTCTGCTTTAAAGTACATAATCCGATAATCTGCTATACTTATACTAACAGAAACGAGTTAAAATGACAAAAAATTTACTACATACAGTTATGATAAAACAAGAAGAAAAGCCAGTTCACTCTATGGATATTGCTGCCCTAGAAGCAAAGATTAAAGAAGGATATACGATTAATCGTGTAGATAAGCACACTGTCAAAAAGACTTTTGCCCCTTCAACCATTGCATATGGGCACGGAGAGTGTGCGAGATATTGGTATCTTGCTTTTGATGGTCAAATGTTTGAAGATAATGCAGATGCATATGCAGCAGCAAATATGACTGCTGGAACACTATCACACGCCAGAATTCAGGCAGCAATGATGAATTCAGGGGTAGCAAAAATATATCGCAATGATGACAATGAGACTACAACAGAGTTTAAGATCACCCACAGCGATCCTCCTATCTTTGGATACGGAGATGTTATGCTTGATTGGCAAGGTGAAGAACTCATTGGTGAAATTAAAACAATGATGAATGAGGGTTTTGAATATAGAAAGGCATCTGGTAAAGCCAAGAATGGACACCTTATGCAACTACTTATATATATGAAGATTTTAAAACGGCCAAAGGGTGTTATGATTTATGAAAATAAAAACAATCATGAACTTCTTTTGATTCCCGTAGAAGTAAACGATCATTACCGTCGGTGGGTAGACCAGGCATTTGATTGGATGAGGACAGTTCGAAAGGCATGGGAAGATAAAACTTTACCAGTCAAGAACTATAGATCTAATTCCAAGATATGCAAGTCATGCCCAATCAAAAAGGCATGCGAGTCTGCAGGGACAGGCGTAATTAAAATAACGCCCCTGGAGATTCTCGGTGAGACATTGTAACTTTTGCGATAAACAATTTGATCAATCAGTATCGTATCAGATATATTGTTCAGTAGAATGCAGAGACCTTGCAACAAAAGAAAAAATTGCTGCAAGGTATTTGCAATCAAAAAGAGCAAAAAGAAAAGGAAAGATAAGGCCTTGCAAATCTTGTTCAATGCCATTATCAATATACAATGACCACCAAATTTGTAATACATGCTCTGTCAACCCAGATGCAGTTGCTAAAGCACTAAAAAAGATTAAGGATAGGACTAATGGTAAAAAATAAATGGGGCATCGAAGTTAAGCCAGAAAGAATTTGCGCTATTGATGCCAGCACTAATAGTCTTGCATATGCTACATTTCATAATGATCAGTTAAAAGAAGTTGGAAAAATAACTTTTGAGGGTAAAGACATATACGAAAAAGTTATTGATGCTGGAAAAAAATCAAAGGCATTGTTTGACCATATTATAAATGTTGATGCAATTGTTATTGAGCATACGGTATTCATGAACAGCCCTAAAACTGCTGCAGACTTGGCCTTAGTTCAGGGTGCTCTTCTTGGTGCTGCTGGACAGTCTGGCATCCAAACCATAGGTAAGGTTGCTCCTATTACATGGCAAAATTATATAGGAAACAAAAAAATTTCTAAAGATGAACAACTATATATTAGGTCACAAAACCCAGGCAAGTCTGAGTCTTGGTACAAAACATATGAGCGTAATTTAAGAAAAGAAAGAACAATTAGATTTATTAACACTATATATGATAGAAATATTGAAGATAATGATGCTGCAGATGCCTGCGGTATAGGTCATTGGGCAATAAATAATTGGGGTAAGGCTTTGGGGGTTGACAAATAACATCATGGCTGCTAAACTATATACAAGCGAGACTTATATGCGTAAGAGGTATCTTATGGATAAAAAGACTCCAGAAGAAATAGCAAAAGAATGTGGGGTTAGCGTGGAGACAATCTATGTATATCTTGCTAAATTTAAATTAAGGAAGTCGAGACGATGAAAAAAATATTGCTACCTATTGTTGTATTTATTGGAGTTTTTTCTGCTTTAGCGGGAATAACATTAATTAGGCTATCTAAGAGTATGGAAGATTGGGAAGCATCGTGGGAAGAAGAGGATGAAGATGAGTTCTGAGACACAGTTTACAATTGCTCAGGTTTGTGATGAAATTAAGGAAATGCTTATTGCTAAGAATAAGTCCTATGGAGACTCTGCTTTAAATCCAGTTAGAATTTTTGCTACCTCTGATAGTGTAGAGCAGTTGCATGTTCGTATTGATGACAAGTTATCTAGAATAACTAGGGGTGGATCTTATGTTGGCGACAATGATATAGACGACCTTATTGGATACTTGATATTGCTAAAAATAGCAAGGGAGTTAAACGGTGTCAACTGAAGATGATTTAGTTAAGCACCTTGATCAGGTTAATCAAGTAGTAGAAGAATACTTAAAAGGTAATGACCCAACTGCAATTTCAAAACAACTTGCTATACCAAGACAAAAAGTAGTAACACTTATCAACGAGTGGAAAGTCATGGCATCTGCTAATGATGCTATTCGTGCTCGTGCTAAAGAGGCACTTGCTGCAGCAGACACCCACTATAGTAAACTGGTGTCTCGTACATACGAAGTTATTGATGAAGCATCAATGACAAACAATCTTAGTGCAAAGACTGCTGCAATTAAACTTGTAATGGACATTGAGTCTAAAAGAATTGATATGCTACAAAAGGCTGGACTTCTTGAGAATAAGGAGTTGGCGGAAGAGATGATTCAGATAGAAAGACGGCAAGAAGTTTTGATGGGAATTCTTCGTGACATAGCGTCTGAGTATCCGCAGATACGAGATGAAATTATGCGTAGGCTTTCTGATATTGCCAAGAAAGATGAAGTGATTACAATTGTCCATGATGTTTGATGATTTCTTAGAAGCGCTTAAAGATAATCATTTTGAAGAGACACCAGTCGACGCAAAGACATTTGTTGAGTCACCAGATTACCTTGGTCAGCCAGGCCTATCGGATATTCAATATGACATTGTCGAGGCAATGAGCCAAATATATCGTAAAGAAGATTTAGAAAATTTGATGGGGCATGAAGAAGGTGCAAGATACTATGAAAAATATACTAAGAATGAAATTATCCTCCAACTTGGAAAGGGTAGCGGTAAAGATTTTACTTCTACTGTTGCTTGTGCTTACATCGTTTATAAGTTACTATGCCTTAAGGATCCAGCCAGATATTTCGGCAAACCCACTGGGGATGCCATAGACCTAATCAATGTTGCTATTAACGCACAACAAGCAAAAAATGTTTTCTTTAAAGGTTTTAAAACAAAGATTGAAAAGTCTCCTTGGTTTGCAGGCAAGTATAATCCTAAAGCAGATTCAATTGAATTTGATAAGTCAATTACGGTTTACTCTGGACACTCAGAGCGTGAATCGCATGAGGGTCTGAATCTTTTGCTTGCTGTTCTTGATGAGATTTCTGGCTTTGCATCTGAAGTTGGCACAGGAAATGAACAAGGCAAGACTGCAGAAAACATATACAAAGCATTCCGTGGATCCGTAGACTCTCGTTTTCCAGACTTAGGCAAAGTTGTTTTGCTTTCGTTCCCAAGATACCCAGGAGACTTTATTTCCGAAAGGTACGACTCTGTTATTGCAGATAAAGAAGTAGTAGAAAAAAGGCATGAGTTTATAATTAATCCGCTATTGCCAGAAGATGATAAAGACAATAGGTTTGAAATATCATGGGATGAAGATCAAATACTTTCATACAAATACCCTGGAGTTTTTGCACTTAAAAGACCTACATGGGAAGTAAACCCTACAAGAAAGATTGATGATTTTAAGATTGCATTTATGACAGACCTTGGAGATGCAATGATGCGCTTTGCTTGTGTTCCAACATTTGCTTCTGACGCATTTTTTAAGCAGGCAGAAAAGTTAAGATCCTGCATGACAACTAGAAACCCAATAGATGATTTTAAAAGGTTTGATGAATCATTTAAGCCAGATCCAAATAAAAAATATTATGTACACGCTGACCTTGCACAAAAGCATGACAAGTGTGCAGTTGCAATTGCCCATGTAGAAAAATGGGTAAACATACAGGTAATCAATAATTACGAACAGGTCGCTCCGATAGTTGTAGTAGATGCCGTTGCTTGGTGGGAACCAAAGGTAGAGGGTCCAGTTAATTTATCTGAGGTTAAGCAGTGGATCCAAAACCTAAGAAGAATAGGGTTTGATATTGGCATGGTTTCTTTTGACCGTTGGCAGTCATTTGATATTCAGAATGAGTTAAATCAGGTAGGAATGAAAACTGATACTGTTTCTGTTGCTAAAAAACATTATGAGGATATGGCTATGTTGGTATATGAAGAAAGACTTGTTATGCCAGCAATAGAATTATTGTTTGAAGAATTAACCCAGTTAAAAATTATGAAAAATGATAAAGTTGATCACCCCAGGAAAAAATCTAAAGATTTGGCCGATGCTGTGTGTGGTGCTATTTTTGGTGCTATATCTCACACTCCTAAGAATATAGACTCTGAAGTAGAGGTTCACACTTTTAGGGATAGGCCACGCCAAGTTGACACGCTCCCTGAGAACGTGATACAATATAAACCTAGTCAAATAGAAGAAATTAAAGACTATTTGGATAGACTAAAAACAATATAAACCAAATGAATAATAAAAGGAGAAAAATGAATTCATTTAAGAAGATCGCTCTTGCCGTGGTTGCAGCCATGACTATGAGCACACTAGTAATGACACCTGCAAGTGCCAATACCGTTTCTGTGGACGTAACAACAGAAATTTCTGGCGCAGGTACTGCAGCCTCACCAT